TCTATAGGCGAGCTCCGTCTTTGGCCTGTCCATACCGTCTTGTATTGGTTTGAAAAAGAACGGGTAATTAACGGATATTGGTACAACTTTGTCGGTAAACATTTTTTTAGCATCAGCGCCAGACTTGGATAATATACCGTATCGTGAATCAGAAGATATTGTTGCTTGATGCACAAGTTCTGATGATGCCATGAATGAAAAACCAGAGCGTCTGTTTTTAAGGTAGCACATGCCATAGCAGCGTTCGTCTGCCTTGCAAGCCTCCCAGAATATAAAGAATAATCTATTCGACTCTCTGTAGTCAGCGGCCCCAACGTCAATTTTACTCCACTGCAAGAACATATAATGAGAGCCAGTGATATAAGTAGAATTACCTTTGTTATAAAAGCAAAAACCTTCTTCACGTCTTTTAAACTCTTCATCAATATAGTCATACCATTTTTCTTTAAAAACAGTTGGATAATTATCCCAGTCAAAAACGTTTTTAATTCTTGATAATTCCTTTGGATAATCAAATCTTTGCCATTGCTGCTCTTTTTTTTTATTAGATTTTTTATAACAGTTTTCAATAAGTGGCAAAGCTATTTTTAAGTTTTGTATTTCGTATATTTCACCTATTTTACCTGTTTTACTTATAACTACAACATCGTGCTCTTTGTTGTAGCCATACTCCCACTTTTTATACCTATTAAGCTTGTCAATAGTTTTTTGTTTTATGTGGTCTTTTAATACTTTACAAAGCGTTTGTTGGTAAATCATTTTGATCTTCCTTCTGCAAAACCTTTAAAAGTTTTTTCTTTACTTTCAATAGGTTTTTCATTTAACATAGCTTCTTCTTCTTCTATACGCTTTAGTATTTCAAACGCGTCAAATATTGCAAGTTTTTTTGTAGCAGCTGCATTTTTTAAACGATCTGCTGATATATCGTCATCTGAATCAACTATGGCTTCTTTAGCAACTTTAATTAGCTCTTCAACTGCCACTTGCCCAGCTTGTATTATATTCAGTTTCGTTTCTTTTGTTTTCATATTTAATTGCAATATCTTTTGTAGTCATGCGGTATAATCTATTGTTATCTATAATAAATTCATACTCACTACTTGGTGTAAAACCTACGACGTCTCCCTCGTGCACTCCTGCGCGTTCTAAGGAACTATTACCGTGTTTTAGTATACCAATATGTTTTTGTTCTTTATTTATATTTAAACTGCTATTGTCAACTACTGGTTTTACAAAACAAAAATCCATAGGTGTTTGCCATTTTTTGTTTTTAAATAAAAATATTTGATCTGGATAACAAAAATATAAATCTTCTTTAAAATACGATGAAGAGTTTTTTTCATTACCTCTAACATCATAAAATCTCCTAAATACGTTGTGGTGTACTATAACTTCGTCACCAACTTGTATTTTGGTTTCACCT